GTTTGTAGGAATATTGCTTTAGAGATTTATGAACAGCAGCAAGCAGATCCAGACATGAGAGGTATGAATGAGATGAGAAACATACAAACTAGAGATTTGGGTAACGGTAGAAGTGAAGTTCGGTAATGGCTAAGTATCTTGAACAATCATCTCTTTTGGGTTTAGATGTATACCGTAAAAAAATATTTGAACTAAGAGAAGAAGCTTATAAAAAATACAATATAGATATATTGGATAATGATACTCTAAGTGCGTTAAGTATATATGAAATCGTAAATCAATATGATGTAGATTACAATATTAATTTCGCAAGGAACGGCGAAGATGGTAAATCTGGTAAGGTTTTAATCGAACAAAAAGCCAGCCGAGTTGAAAAAAAGAAAAAAGGTTTTGGAGTATATGCTACCGCAAGTTTCCAATTTCATGCAATGGGCGATATTGAATATGACCGTTATATTTTTGTTACCCGTGACAAGGAAACTTTGAATTTGATTCGTTTATACGATATCAGTATTAAAGATAATGTTTTAAAAATCCAACAGCACTTGTTGGGCGAACGCAAAAAATGGGAAGATAAAAATAAACAGTTAGGTTATACTCAAAAACGAGATGTAATCGTTTTACCAGAAAATATCATGTTTGATCTGGTCAATGTCAAAAAACAAACAATCAATAATGTTGAAGTGATCCAGGCATAAATACGTAGCCAAAAATAATTGACATGGCTAATCTTATAGTGTAGAATGTTATCATGCCAAAAAAATTAATTTTTACTGAACAGGATTTCATAAATCAGTTCAGTTTACCCAACATTGATTTCCAAGAATTCTGTGAGAAGATTTCTGTTTTGAATGTCATGGACCGTTCTGGATCATTTGTTATCCGTAGTGATCTTGATACCTTTGTTGACCGCGTAAGTAAAAAAGATAACCGTAAACAAAGGTTAGGATTGTATAAACAAAATTTATACAAAATTTTAGTTACCGATGCTAAATCATCATTATCGGCATGGTTCAACCGTTATGGTAAACTAAATGAACCTATCGAATATTATTTTAATCTACCAAATTCAAACATATTAAATGATGATGTTTTTGCCGGCAGAACAAATAGTAAGTACGGTAAAATCTGTAAAAATATAAACTTTATTAATTTCTATAATACAAAGAAATTATGGACTACAGATAGTGAATACACTTTTGGATTAATGAAAGTTATGTTTGAAGATTTAAAACTAAGGAACAGCTTAGTAGGACCTGCGTTTTTTGATCATATTTGCAAATATAATGGTGATCCTAGCCAATTTTGGTTTGATTTCATGATTGGATGTAACCGTGCTAGCATTTTTAATCCAGCTACTTATAAAGGTATATTAGATACGGTATTTCAAGGTGATACACTATTCGCTCCTGTGATGGGTTGGAATGCATATCAATTAGCATTCTATAATAGTAAATTCAAAAATTTTATTGCAACGGATGTTATACCAGATGTAGTAGATAATGGAATATTACTGCATGAAGAATTTAAAAAATACCAAGATAATAGTTTTTTTGGTTCAGATGAAAAATTTATTGACCTATATTTGTGTCCCAGCGAAGAATTAGATAAAAGACATAACTTTGTAGAAAAATATAAAAACTGTGTTGATGCTGTTTTATTGAGTCCTCCCTATTTTGACCTAGAAATATATTCTAGTGAGGATCAAAGCTTTACTAATTATCCTGATTACCATGAATGGTTGATTAATTATTGGGAAGAAACAGTAAAAATATGTGTTAGTGTTATGAAAACAAATGCTAAATTTGGGTTTGTGATCAGCAATTATGTAAACAAAGATAAACAAATGACAACTATTAGTCAAGATATGCGTGATATCGCAAGTAAACATCTAACATTAGACAAACATTACAGAGTGCAATGGAGCGCTATCTCAACTACCCGGCAAGCTAAAAAAACTAGGAATGGTAATTTTGAAGATTTATGGGTTTTTAAAAAATGATCATGAAAAATACCCAAACCAATAGCTTGATGGCTTTTAGCTTGACAAAAATCCAAAATAGTAGTATACTTACAGTTACTCGTCTAACCACATATACTTAACTATGAATTACGCACTAATTGACACTGCCAATACTTTCTTCCGAGCCCGGCATATTGCTAGCCGAAATAGCGATCCATGGGAAAAAGTGGGTATGGCTCTTCATCTTTCTCTATCATCGGTCAATCAAGTTGTACGAAAATTTGGTATCGACCATGTGATATTTTGCTTGGAGGGTAGGTCATGGCGTAAGGATCATTACAAACCTTATAAAGCCAATCGTAAACTAGATGAATCTGCTATGACTGAGGCAGAGGTCGAAGAAAATAAAATGTTCTGGGAAACATACGATATGTTTACCACTTTCCTTCGTGAAAAAACTAATGTAAGCGTACTTAGGCACGAACGGGCTGAAGCCGACGATATGATCGCTAGGTTTATTCATCTTCATCCAAACGATAAACACTATATCATCTCTTCCGATACCGACTTCGTTCAACTCATCAACGAAAATGTCTATCAATACAATGGGATCGCAAATCAATTTATCACATTAGATGGATATCATGACGATAAAGGTAGGCTTATCGTAGATAAAAAAACTAAGGAAACAAAAACACTTGGTGATCCACAATTTCATCTGTTTGAAAAATGTATGCGTGGTGATGCTACAGATAATATCTTCTCGGCTTACCCCGGTGTTCGCACTAAAGGTAGCAAAAATAAAGTTGGCTTGATCGAAGCCTATGCCGATCGTACAAAACAAGGCTTTAATTGGAATAACATCATGCTACAACGATGGGTAGATCATGAAGGTGTGGAACATAGGGTCAGAGATTGCTATGAACGCAACCGCACATTGATTGATCTAACTGCACAGCCTGAAGAAATCAAAAATCTAGTAGATAATACGATCCGCAACTCTATCCGTATCAATACTACTCCGCAGGTTGGTGTACATTTCATGAGGTTCTGTGGCAAATACGAATTGACTAAAATCTCGGAACAGGCTGAAACTTATGCTAAATGGTTGAATAATCCCTACAAAGGTTCACTCTGTACAAACTAAAATTATTTTGGAATCAAATATGAATAACAATACAGTTAAAATCCATGGTCTTACCGTCGAACAAGTTGAAATGCTAGATTGTATGTGGCATTTCGATTCGTATGAAGAATACCAAGAATGGGTTGAAACATTGGACCAACGGAGAAAAGAAATGGCTGATCTTTTAAAAACCGTTTTGCTAATGGAAATAGCTGAAATGGATGAAAATAAAAACTATACAGAAGCAACTAATTTGCTTAAGAAATTTATGCTATAAAGGAAAACAATGTCACTAATCGCTAAACCAATCGTAAAAAATCAATATTGGATAGTTACTGATGGTACAGAAAAAGTAGGTAATGTGATCGCTAATGCTTCAGGATTCAATCTGACTTTACATGGTAATAATCTACATTTTAAAAATACTACCGAGATCAAGAAATATACTACTATTGAATTTTCTAATCAAAAAACTACTAAGGCAGAAGTACCATTAAGCCAATATCCTACTACAAATAAAGTTTATAATTCTATCTTAGATATCAAACGCAAATTACATCTTTTTACCACAGAGAAAAAAAGTAAATGTTATCATGTGGCAGGTTGGTTTGTGTTAAGCCATACTGGTTCACCAGAAGTAATGTTTTGTCCTAAATATATCTTTATCCAAAGATATAAGTATTTGGGCCCATATTTTACTAAATCGGAAGCGGAAAGCGTGATAAATACGCTATGATTCAAATCAAAAGATTTATTGATAAGGTCTCTTATATAGAAAGTAAACAGGGAAAAGATATTGTATTACCTCTTTCAGAAGCAAGAGGTTTGCGAGATGAATTAGCTAAATTATTAGTTGATCATTATTATGAATCTAAACAAGATAAGCCAGAAAAAGTAATTAATGTTGAGATAGTGGGTGGTAAATTTTAATGTCTAGAACACAACCAAAAATTCTATTAGAGATAGTAGATAAGCAGACATATAAACAAGACCAAATTGTAGAAGCATCTGGTATATGGGCCGTTTTCTTAGATGGTCAGCCTATCAATTTTAAATCACAACATTATCAAGATCCAGATGCCACGCCTAAATATAAAAAGACTAGTTTCTCTAATCCAGGCCATGCTAGAAATCTATGTCGTAGATTGAATGCACAGTTTAAAACGGATAAGTTTACTGTTGTATTCATGAATAGTGGAAGAACAGTTTATCCAGATGATTCCGCGTAAATCTACTAAACAGCGAATCACAGAGATAGTATTAGCAGAGATACCTGAACATTTGCGTGATAAAGATGTGACTATAGATGAGTTAGTATTTAGATGGTGGCAAACAGGTAGACAAGATGGATTAAGATTAAGTGATGCTGGCAATGATGCGTTTAAGTTAGCAGAGATAGAATATTTTGATTTTGAATTCAAGCAAGATAAGCCTCAATCTTGGCATAGTTTTTTATTAGAAATAAATAAAAAAATGCAATGTCCTTTTTATTTAGGTAAAGATAAAAAACCATATATAAGATTATATGATAGTAAGATTGCTATGTTGTTGAGTTTATATGGCAATCTAAATGATTATTTAGAATCTATAAAGGTAAAATGATGACTACAGAAGAACAAAAACCAAAGAAACCCGCAATTACTTTACCGCCGGTAAAAAAGAACAATCAATTCAATCAACCAAAAATGCCTAAACCAAATACTAAAGGATTTGGTGGAGCTAGTGTTGTTCGTAGGACTGGCAGAGGCCGTTAATACCAAATACCTTCATTACGCATACGGCGTATAAAGGTAAGAAAACTGCTACAGATTCCATAGCATTTTAGATGTACAGTGCTGAACATTGCGCGGTCATCTATTTCAGGTAAAAATATAATACTGGTATTGTTTATAGGTACAGTACCAGGTGTGATGATTTGTCCACCACTGGTAGTAGCTGGTGTGCTTTCAGTATCATTTTCAAACCAAAAATAATTTGGATATAATTTTGATGGTTGGGTTTGGATCCAATCTTGCATATTTTGGTTTCTAGCGTTGATCCAAAATCTATTACCTTGTAGATATTTTTCAGTTACTGGTATATTTGGAATCAAAGTGCCCAAGTATAGTTGGTTATCTATACGCCAAACATCTACCATGCAAGAAAATCCATAGTTAAGTGCTTTGGTTATTTGACTGGGTGTGTTGGCATCTTCAAAATTTTGTCCATCGTAGATACCCTGATAAGATATGTATAGCATGTAGTATTTATTATAAGGTGCCCATTTCAGTAAACTAAATTGTAACCTCAAGCGTTAATAGTAGTGTAGACTTGATAAATCTACATTCATTTTTTAAAGGAAAATACAAATGAAAACAATCGCTACTTTAATCGCTACTTTGTTTGCCGCTTCAGCATTTGCTGCTGATGCTCCTAAGGCTGCTCCTGCTGCCCCAGCCGCTGCTCCAGCTGCTGAACTTAAGCTTCCAGCAAAGAAAGACGAGAAAAAAAGTGAAGCACCTGCTGCCAAAGCAGATGCTAAGGCTGCAACGCCTGCTGCCGCAACCAAGTAATCTTAAACTATATGACGATGACGATTATATTGGCATAGAAGAATTAGACTTACATGTTTTTTATCGTCGTCCAACTATCATTAAAGATGAACAAATAATCGAATCTGATACAGATGATCTCAGCGAATATGTAAAAGATAGGTTATTCATCGCAAGATGCTTGGCACTTCGTAAATACGAAGAAAAATGGGGATAATAATCCCCATTTTTTTAATAACTCAATGCTGCACTGCAATAAAAATGGACTAAATATATTAGTAGAAACCATAAGTTATCTACTATTAACAGGAGAACACAAGATGTTTAACTTATTTGAGAAGTTTTTTATTATATTAGACCGATTTAGCAAACCACAGACGGATTTAGAGAGATTTATCCAATCTAGGAATCCAACGCATCCCGGTGAAGTTGATAATCTTATTAGACAATATACTTACGGGAGCACATTATGAAATCGTTTTTTAATTTTATTAGTAGTTTTTTAGAAGAAATTAGTAGAGCCAAAGAAGCTACAGTGTTAGCGAGATTAGGAAAGTATGAAGCTGCATTATCTTTTTATAAAAGTTAAAAAAGTTATTATGGAAACTTATAGTTTATTAGCAGCCATAATATATTTTTACCGATGGAAAAAAGAAACTTTTGAAGTGCATCCATGATTATGATGTAGTTGTAATTACTTTTTAAGATATAGCTTAAGTCAGGTTTAAATAAAATTATAACTTTAAAGGGATATGAAATGTCTACGAAATTT